GCGGGCCTTGGCCTCGCCCACGGCGTCGTTGGCCTTGCGGAAGCCACTGGCCGCCGCGCGGTAACTGTCCAAGGCGCGGGCACGGTCGTTGCCGATCTCGTACTGCATGGCGCGCTGTAGGTGGTCGGCAGGTTCCGAGCCGGAGGACTGGAGCGGCAGGATGGCGCGGGCGTCTTTGGCCTTCGCGGTTCGTAGCTTGGACATTGATACGCTAAGCAGCTTTTGGCCGTCTTCTGTTTTCAAATCTACAGTATCACTGTACATGTGAATCACAATACACGGCTTGCCAGCGTATGTCACATGCTGACCTTGATTGTAGGCATCTGCATTGGCGTCTTTGGCCTTCGCAGACTCAATCCTATTGAGCAGCATATTGGCAGCTTCGTAATTGTTGGTCTTCAAAGCCTTCTCCACCTTCTTCAGTTCCGGACTGTCGCCATACTTGGCGAAGGCGGCATGCATGCGTTGATGCAGCTTGTCGCCCTTACCGCCAGCTTGGATGTCGGTAGCCTTCTTACGCGGCGGTAGCTTGTCCTTGCCGCGCCGATTTGAAAGTTCATCTTTTAGCATTTTCAACCTGGCCGCTTGGACATTAGATAATTTTTCTTTATCTTCGAGTGCGAGAATCTCCATCTTAATATCTTGCGTAGAAGTATTCTTGAGTTCGGCGTCGGTGGCCTTCTTCACCTTTTGGACGCCGACAACTTTGCCGAAACCCGGATACTTCTTACGTGCCGCAATACGGGCAGTGACTTCATTCGCCTTACCATCGGTTTCTACAGAACCCTCGCCCATGTTGTCCAGCAGCACCCGCCACTTCTGAACGGCGTCCCTCGCCACCTTGCGCGGCGCGTATGAGACCTCGTTGCGCTCGCCGGACGGCAGCGGCACGAGTCCGACGGGCTTGATGGCGGTGGGGAGTTCATCCTCTGCGACGCCGTATTTCTTTTTCAACTTTTCAATCTTTTGCTCACGCTGTGTGTTGGTTAGTGAGTTGTCATTAACTACCTTGTTCACAGCAATGCGGTACTCAGTTGGCTCGGCATCGCCCACCGGCATTACTTCATCCTTCGCCATTTCTTTCTCCAATCTCTTGATCATGCCTTTGTAGCGGGCAACGCCTTCTTTGTCACCAGCCTTCTCGGCCTTATCTAGTTTGTACTTAGCGGAGGACAACTCTAGGTCTGAGCGTATAACTCCCTTGTCTTGTGACTTCGTCAGCCCCGCCGCGTGCTTGGCGAGCGCGAGCTTGCGCTCCGGGTCTTCCTCGCCGACGGGTGGGAGGTCGTCTTTCGCTTTCTTACTGAATACCTCGCCTTTTCGTTCCAACTCCGCGAATGCCAACATGCGCTCCTTCATGGGTCCGTCAGGAAGATTCTTCAAGCGTTCGATGCGCTTGGTCACGTCGTAGTCTGGGGTGATGATGTGCTCGACGTCTTTGCCCTCTACTCGCATCGGTTTCTCCTAGTTCCCCGTCGCGATGTTGACGGTGGACGCGTTGCCAGGACCGCCCGCGGAGCACCCGGCGATGTACATGTTGGCTCCGAGGGTGAGGTACTCCACGTGTCCGGCCAGGATCATCAGGCCGGTTGACTGCGTGACGCTCACGGCGCTGGTCGTGCCCAATTTCACGGCGACGTGGCACGGGCCGAGGTTCGCCACGCGCACATAGGCATCGTTGCCGGGCGTACCAGGCAGAAGTACCGCCGTGGAGCTGAACCCAAACGACGTACCGATTGCGGCATCGACTGCGATTGAAGGCTTTACTGCTAATGTGACTGCCATTTAGTTCTCCTTGCTGAAATTCTTCAGCTCTTGTTCCGCCCTGTAAACTTCCGAGTACATAGTGCTTAGTTTGCTTCGCGCAGCTTGCTCGGCGGAGCTCTGTAGGCGTTGGCCCTTCATCTTGCGGCGCTCTTCCGCCATGCCGACCCTGCCTCGCTGGTCGTCGTAGCGGCGCTTTGCGATCTCCAGCGTCTTTTCCAACGACGCCCTGGAAACTGCGTCCTTGGCGTGGTCGGTGACGTTGCCGAGCAGTCTCCGCAATTTTTCTTCTTGAGTCGCTATGCGTTCTCTGGCGTAAGACAGGTCTTGTAAGCCAACCTTTGGCAAAGCGCGCTTGCGGCTGGCTATGTCCGCTCGAAGTGCCCTGACTTCGCCGGACTCCGCGCCTTTGGTCATGCCTCGCTTCACTTTGCCGGCTGCGGCAGCGTTACTCTTGATGCGGCTGCCGAAGTCGTCCCTCGCCTTGCTCTTGAGCGGTTCCAGCAGCCCGTAGTATCTTGGCTCGACGAGTCCCTGACCTGTGCCATCATCGATGGGGTGTGGGTCCCACACCAGCTCGCCGTCCAGGGCGACGCACGCATGCAGTCCACCGCGCGGTGAGATGCCCTCAATGGTGGACCAGCCATCGGGCTTCTTGTACATGGGCACGCGACGATAGCTCAAGCCATACATGGCCAAGAACGCGGCGGCTTCCTCGAAGAAGTAAGCGTCGCTGAAGTCCGGCACGCGCTTGAGCGGGATCTCCAAGATGGACGCCAGACACGCGGCGAAACAATTCCCTGCCGCTCCTGTACGGGTCTGCACTACTGGCTTCATCGAGCGCTCCAAACCACCGCAAAGTAACGCATGTGAACATCGACTAGGATGCCGTCGTATCTGACGCACATTCCGAATCGCGACCTTGGACGCCTGCGCCACACAAACCTCACCGCATCCACCCAAAGGCGTGCTTCATCAGGTCCCAGCTTATGGGAACCGCGATGGCGATGAAGGCAATGAACGCCATGTACAGCGCCATCTTTCGGGACGACTGCTTCTCGCGCTCGCCAAGCACAGCGAAGAACTCCGTCAGTTTGGGGACGAGGCCGCTTTCCTTGTCGTACAGGTCGCCGTCTGTTCTGTCCATGTAATCTTCCAGTGTGGCTAGACGCGTTGTGATGCCAGGCTTTCCGTTGCCACGATACATGTCCTTATCGTGTCGACAGACCATGCGTGTGAGTTCACGCATGCTCATGTTCCTAGTTTCCTCGTACTCTTCACTCATTATGTTGGCCCCAGATTGGTAGTTCCACCGTGCAGCCAGCTAGGCTGTGGAAACAGTCTGCTAAAAATTGAATCCGGCCCTCGCTGACGATCGAATGACACCGCGCAGTAGGATCCATGAAATTGTAGTTCAATGAAGGCGAAAGGGTTAGCTTGGTCTGCGACTTGTTCCAGACCCACGATGGGTTCGTAGTGCGACCATTGACTGGTACGCGGTGGTTGCACTTACAGCCTGGACAGAAGAAGATGCCTATGCTGTTCTCAACGCTGAATCTTACTCCCACGGCGGCACGTCCACTGTCTGACCGGCCAGGTCGTGGCTGCAGTCCGTCAGGAATTGAATCTTTCCGTCGCGAATGAACGTGTGGCATCGTGGTTGATCCTCTTTTTGCCAGCGCGCGTGCGGGAGGACAAGCACGGAAGGCGACAGAGTGGGACTGGCGAGCGACTTGTTCCAGTCCCACACTCTCGCGCCGACAACCGGCACGCCGTGCCCGCCCTTGCATCCTGGACAGTGCCATAGTAAAGTTCCGTCAGACGTCAGGCAGGCGCGGTTCACTTCTTCACCTCGGGGTCGCACGGGGTCTTCATGTCGTGCAGTCGCAGCCACCGACGAAACATCGGCATTGTGAACGGCGTAATGGCCGCGAAGATGACGGAAGACTTGTGATGGCCAAGCATGTAGTCCTCCTTCGCAGCTTCCAGCGTGTGGTACCCGAGCATCACCTTGTGCTCGTCGAAGCGTTTGCCATCCAGTGTGAGCTGGTCGACCACGTACACATTGTTCGACTCAGGCGACGCGCCGATGTAGCAATCTAGGTTATCGCCATCCGCGCCAAGCACGTTCTCGATGAAACCATAATCGGCCGGCATGTTGATGTGCCATGACTCACCGTCTGGCGTGATCCCACCGCGCGGCGCGCCAACTAGGTTCTCCACGCGCACTGGCAGGGCATGATAGTCTAGCATGTCCTGGCAGGATTGCGTGAAACTGTGCGCGCCGTCTTCGTCTCTTGCACGCAGTTTCCTGGTGCCATGCCGTGCGTCCCAAGCGCTTGGACCTTTACCCAGCCACTGGTCTACCAACCAAGTAGCATCAGCGTAAGTATTTGTAGCATCCATAGCTTCGCCATCAGAGCCAAAAATTACAACTTTACCAGGACGCCCATCCATGGGCGGCATCTTTACAAGACCATATCCCTTGTAAACTTTGTCGTAAGGCGTTCCATGTTTTGATGCGCTACCCCCTGCCGGTCCAGGTCGTGCGTCCTTTGCGTACGCCACGATCGACCCGTCCGTGAACCGAACCGGCACGGCGGTTACGCCGTCCAGGTCCTCGATGGCGTCCCCGATGGAGGCGACTTCGAGCAGCTTACTGCCTACCATGAGCTTCTCACCAATGGTCAGCCCAGCTGGGAGTGCGTCCAGAGCGGGTGCAGAAGGAACTGCATCGCCTGCCTTTTTAGTCAATGCCTTCTTTGGATCTTCTGTCTCACCCTTCTTGTTCTCTTCCTTGGCAACCTTCTCAGGTGATTCAGCTGCATTCAGACCCGGTTCGCCCTCGCCAAACAAGCCCTCTCCTAGCTCGCCTTCAGACTGTACATCATCAGAAAGCTTCTCAATGTATTCATCATCTAGATTGGTGCCTATACCCGTAATGTCGCTAGACTGTTTGATCTCCATGGCAACACGACGCGGACTCATTATTCCGCCGTTGAGATATACAGTGGTGGTGTCTGCAACAGACTTAGCGAGCTCGGCTTTCTCCTGTTCGCTAAGAACACGAATGGAGGGGCAAGTCAAGTCTAGATCATCTGGTACTTCTCCAATTTCAGACATGCAAATGACAGGATAAAGTTTCTCTAGTTGTGGAATCATGTAAACAGACTGATCAGTGGCGATGCGCTCAGCATAAATCATTTCATCGCCGTCACCGGCTTGGCCTAGACCATTGTATGTGCGCCCAAACAAGCGTGTAATCGGCATCTGAGCTGCACCGGCAAGATCTAGCTGAAACAGCTGTAAAACGTCAGACATACCTCCGAAGCTGTATTGCGTCTGTTCTATAGAACCATCAGCAGGCAATGGAATCAGGCTCTGATTACTCATCAGATGATTAATTGATGACATACGCTGCTCAAACTTTTGTGATGCAATCTGCGATGAGCCAAGACCAGAAAGTAATTCAGCCAGTTGTGGGAACTTCATTCCAATAAGATTCGCACGGAATGAGAGATTTAACAGATTGAAGTACATGTTGTCAAGTCTAGTTATGGACTCGTATGTTGGCTCCAGAACGGATATGCCCCAATAGCTTTGAGCCTCTACCTCAGGGGTGGGTACTGTAGGACCTAGAAAGCGAAGTAAGCGACTGGCATGTACCTTGAATGATTCACCACCAGTAACACGTACTTCATACATTTCTGGTTTGTTGAAATCCAATGGACGTTCGATGTCGGTACACACATCACCAAGCGGCGATATTCCGCTCCACCTGTCGAATGGTATTACACCCTGAAAAGCACCAATCTCTACTGACTCAATGTCCAGCGGCTGGTCCAAGTCATTTTCTTGACCTTTGATGGCCATGAGCGCACCAGCACCACCAAACAAACGTGCCCACGTCATAGCTGTTAGTACATTGTTCTTAGTATTGGTCTTACGTAGTACGCGATCAATCTTAGTTATGTCTTTTGGTTCAATCTCGCTGGTAAGTCTTGGCCAAGCCTTAACACAGTCCTGCGCTGGCACATCAATGATTCGCCGACTGATCCAGTGGTTTCTGTACAAGGTAATCAACTGCCAATAGTCAAACGAGAGCCGAACAAGCGTGTATGCCGCTCCCTGGCCGAGCGATGGCGTTCCGAATCCAGTGCGCGCGGCAGCATTTGTGAACACGTCCTGTGCGTAAGCAGGCGTTGGCCCGCCGATACCGAGCGCCTGCTCGAAAGCGTTGGCCTGTTTGCGCTTACCGTAATTCTTAGCCACTGGCCAACGTCCTTTCTAAAAGACAGCCGCTGAGTTTATTAGACTCAGCGGCTGCGGTGCTACATTGGTCGAGATTTTTCATCGACGGCTTTGTTGTGCATGTGCGTCTCGCGCGTCTCGCCAGAGAACCGACTAGGGTTCCAAGTGGGATTGCCTTTGCAGTTACGCTCGTCTGCACCAAGCCAAGCCGCAAGCTCAGTATCGTAGAACGAGCAATTATGCGAAATGGCCACCGGAAATTTCCATGAATCTTCGTCGGTCCTGTCATCGGCGTAACCGAGAATGACAAAACCTATTTCCTTGATCTTCAGCGGGTGCGCATCGGGCCACTGTGTCAGTACTCTGGCGCGCGCCTCGCGACCAAGCTTGTTTCGCACCTCGAACGGGTCGCACACATGCGGGTGCCATTCGGTGTTCGGGTAGATCGGTCCGGTAGGATAAGTAAAGGCCGTACCGCCCCATTCAGTGCCCATCTTTGCGATGGAAATTCCGCAGTTCTCACAAGTGTGAGGACCATAGTAGATGATACGCGAATTGCGAAACGTCAATGGTGCCATTTGTATTCTCCCTACGTATGTATTTGTCGCGCTGATTCAGCTGTCGCAAGCCGCGCACTTAGCTTGCAGTGGGTGGTGCCGTCGGAAAGATCTGTATGACACTGTCGCTGCCTTCAAGTCTGACTAAGCCCATGACCGAACCACTGCGATAGAACGACACGAATTCTCGGTCCTGTCTGAAAAGGTCTGCTTCAATTACAATGCTCTGCCCTGCTAGCGTGACCATGAATCTGTTCACTTACAGCCTCCCAGTCAAAAGAAGAACGATCAAAATAAGCAGCAGCAAACTGCCACCACCGAAGCCGCCATAGTACCCGTAACCAGGACCTACGCGCCACCCACCGAAAAAGAACAGAAGAATGAAGATGATAAGTACGAGTTCCATTTAGACCTCCACATCATTGGGCTGGTGAAGGTCGCTGTCCAGCAACCAAACAACCCTGCTCTCATCGTATGG